AGACGGCCAGGCAATGACGGCGTGCGAAGTAACCGCCGACACCGTAGCCGTGATCCCCAAGCCGCTACCGAAAACAAAGACGGAAGACGAAGCGCCGTGGTAACCGATCCATTCAACCCAACACCAAACCCCTTCGACGACGAAGAGGAAACAGAACCAACCCCCGAACCCACACCAGAACCAACACCCAACCCGTGGGACACCATGAAAGAACCGTGGGCAACCACCATAGATTCATTTGACGTAGCCAAAATCCTAGGAACCACCGTAAACAACGTACGACAACTAACGTTCAGGAAAGTTCTCACGGTAGTAGGGCGCAAGAACCGACGCGCCCTATACGACAAAGCCCAAGTGGAGCAATACCTAAACCGTAACGTTACGAATAAGGTGTAACGATGGGGCACGACGCGGCCAGAGTCACCGCAAAAGAAACCGACGCAATACGCCTACGCCGCTCAGGACTGACATACGACCAGATAGCGAAAACAGTCGGATACTCAGACGGTAGAAGCGCATGGGTAGCCGTAAAACGCGGCATGACGAAAGCACTACGCGAAGCCTCAGACGATTTACGGGAGTTCGAAGCCCAACGACTAGACACCGCAATGGCCGCGATATGGGACGACGTGCTAGCCGGGGATCGGTCGGCGATCATGTGCCTAGTGAAGTTGATTCAGGAACGCGCAAAACTCTTTGGGCTATACGCACCGACAACGATTAAGCAAGAAATAACCGTGTACGAAGGCGGAAGCGAATTGGACAGGGAGGTACAGCGCCTTGCCGAATTCCTCGCAAGCAACGACACCAACACCGGACCAGATAGCGGCAGCATCCAAACTGTTGTGGGAAATGCGGTTAGCACGACCTGAGCAACTACCCCCACCGGGTGAATGGTCAACGTGGTTGTATCTGGCGGGGCGTGGCGCGGGGAAGACCCGTACCGCTGCCGAATGGGTGATGGCTAAAGCAATCCAAGCCCAGGTTCGTGTGGCGATTCTTGCGCCGACGTTCGGTGATGGCCGGGATACGTGCGTGGAAGGTGAATCGGGTTTGCTCGCGGTCGCTAAACGTTACCGGCTACTAGATGCCTATAACCGGTCCCAGGGCGCTCTGAGGCTCACGAACGGGTCTTCGTTCCGTATCTACTCGGGTGAGGAACCGGAACGGCTACGTGGCCCACAGCATCACTACGCATGGGCTGACGAACTAGCGGCATTCCGTTACGCCCGTGAAGCGTGGGACCAACTGCAATTCGGGCTACGGCTCGGGCAGCATCCCCAAACCATCGTGACCACCACCCCGAAACCGAAACCCCTTATCAAAGAGTTAATGAACCGGTCTGACGGCTCGGTCACGATGACGCGAGGCAGCACGTTCGACAACCGGGCGAACCTCGCACCCAACGCCCTTGTGGAGTTGCTCGCACGCTATGAGGGGACACGGCTAGGGAAGCAAGAACTCTACGGGGAACTGCTAGAGGACGTAGAGGGCGCGTTGTGGTCGCTTAGCCTTATTGAACGGGACAGGGTGAAGCATGTTCCCGCCGATATCGTGCGCCGCGTCATCTCCATAGACCCCGCCGTAACAGCCAACACCACATCGGATGAAACCGGAATCATCGTGTGTGCCAGGGACCGGCAAGGACACGGGTACGTAGAGGCTGACCATTCAATGAGGGGAACCCCGTTGGAGTGGGCGAAAACTGTTGTCAACGCCTATGACCATTACAAATGTGACGCTATCGTGGTGGAAGTGAACCAAGGCGGGGACATGATTGCCAGCACCCTAAGAACGGTGCGCCGGGAACTACCCATTAAGGAAATACGCGCCTTCAAAGGGAAACGACTACGGGCAGAACCGGTAAGCGCCCTATATGAGCAAGGGCGTATCCATCACGTAGGGGTGTTGGAAGAACTTGAAACGCAAATGACTAGTTGGACGCCCGACGATTTAGGTTCACCCGACCGGTTAGACGCTTTAGTGCATGGGCTTACTGAACTGATGAGCGGCGGCGGCGCTGAAGCATGGATGCGAAGCCTTGCAATAGTATGTGAATGCGGATACCCGAACGTGAAGGGTTCTATCTCTTGTGTGTCATGTAATGCAGTTCTGAGAGAGGGTCAGTAAATGGGTTTTCGTGACGCGGTAGCCAAGGCGTTAAACCTCCCCGTTGGGTCCGTCACCCAGACTGAACAACAGATAGCGGCACAAGTACCTTCGTCGGGCACGACGGCGGCCCCGTTGGAACGTAACCCCGCCGACTACATGGTGCCGTTCGCCCCAGGTCGTCCACTTATCCCCGCACTCATCAACCCTCCCCGTGAAGACGGCAGGGCAGGGCCACGCCGCTACGAATTCCCGGTAGCGTGGAATCTCCAGATTAGCGACCAACGCACCATCCCTTTCCGGCTACTTAGGGATATTGCAGACGGCGCGGATATCGTCCGTAAATGCGTCGAAGTGGTGAAGGCTGCGGCTTCCGGCATGGAATGGGATATCGTCCCGCTCCCTACGGCTGTTGACCGTATCCTCGCGGAGTCCCCGAACATCGGGACCGCCCAGGCTACTAAGCAAGCGCGGGAGATTCTGCTACCCGATATTGCGCGGGTCAAAGACTTTTGGGCCATGCCAGACCGCGTTAACGGGCTATCAATGCCGGAGTGGTTGGCTATGGCGGTTGAAGAGATGCTAGTTATTGACGCGCTCAGCATCTACCCGAATCAGACGTTGGACGAAAAGAACCTACACAGTCTAGAAATCTTGGACGGCGCGACGATCAAGCCGCTACTAGATGACCGGGGCGGTAGGCCAACCCCGCCATACCCCGCATACCAACAGGTGTTGTTTGGGTTCCCGCGTGGTGAGTTCACGGCGAGCGCGGACGCTGACGGCGAATTTACCGTGGATGACTTGGTGTACGCGCCACGCACCCGGCGACCCTTCACCCCTTACGGATACTCAGCGGTGGAGCGTGCGTTACCCATGATTGACCTGTACATGAAGCGCCTTCAATGGCTGCGGACAGAGTTCACCGATGGTGTAACGCCCGACATGTTGATAAAGACTGACGCGACATACGGCGGCAACCCTGAACTGTTGAAAGCCTATGAACGTATCTTTAACGATGACCTGAGCGGGAACACGGAAGCGCGTCGGCGTATGCGGATTCTCCCCGAAGGGATGGACCCACTATTCCCCCCAGGCGTGGACTCTAAGTTCAAACCGGAGTTTGACGAGTATTTGGTTAAACAGATTTGCTCACACTTCGGGGTGATGCCTACCCAAATCGGTTTTGCCCCAAAGGGAGGGCTAGGCGGGTCAGGTATCCAAGAGGGGGAGCAACTGAGCGCGGAAATTATCGGTATGCGCCCAATCATTCTGTGGATTACAGACCTATGCAACCAACTGTCGTACCGGTTCCTGTCAATGCCGAAGGATTTAGGGTTTCAGTTCATCACGGGTAATAGTGAGGATGGGTTAGCGGACGCGCAACGGCGACAGATTCAAATGGCTACGGGTGAACTGACGTTGAATGAGGCTAGGTCCGAAATTGGTAGGCCGTTGTTCTCATTCCCTGAAGCCGATATGCCGATGATCGCTAACAACATGGTTCCGCTCGCGGAAGTGGAAGAGTTGGTGGGCGCGTCTGCCCCCGTGCCCGAAGCGGTGGAGGTTGAGGGCGAGACAGGTACTGGTGACTTGACGCAATCCGTTGCCCCCATGCTTGTAACCGGATTGGCCGAAGAGTTAGACGCCTTCCGCAAGTGGACGAAAAGCACGGCGGTAGGCAAACGTGACTTTGAATTCAAGCACGCTGAACCGGGAGACGGGGAGCGTCTTAACGCTTTGGCGAAGGCTGACACGGTGGCAGCGCGTGAACTTGCAAGCGTGTTGAAGGCGGGTGATGCCAGGGGGAGAGGCGGCCCCGGCGAATTGGCCGGGGGCCACAGAGGACGTAAGGCTAATAGCGATATATACGGAGCGTTTGCGGGCTTCGCTTGGACCCGTTAACGCCCGTACGCTTGCGGCTGCGGTAGTACGGGATAAGCCTGCCGACACGCTCGCATGGTTAGAGGCTCGCGGGACTGTTCTACTCGGTGACCGTGCCGTAAAGGTCTTGAATGACCTGTACACGGAGGCGGCTTGGCTCGGGGCGTGCGTGGCTCGCGCCCAGGTAGGGGACGTTCGGAAGGCGGCGACGCTTCAGGTTGATTGGGATGGGTGGAAGCCGGGAGATATTGACGCCGCGAATCTACTTGTAGCCGATTTGGATTCCAACGGGCTACGCGAATTGCAGGCACGGTCAGGGTTTGTGATGCGGAGCATTAACGAAACCCGCATGACTGATCTAAGCAACGCCCTATCGAACGCGGTGGGGCAGGGTTTGAGCCGATCCGCTACGGCGTCACTCATTAAAGACAAGATAGGCGGTACTAGCCGATGGGCGAATGTCGTAGCGAATACCGAAACGCGGAGAGCGGTTACGGCTGCAACGTTGGATACCTACGCGGCTGCCGGTATCGAAATGAAAGAATGGGCGACCGCCGGGAATGCCGTAGACGAGTGCAAGGATTTTGAGGATGACGGGCCGATCCCTCTAGACGGCATGTGGGGGGATGTGTCGGGGCCACCGGCACACCCTAATTGCTTGTGTGTGGTCATGCCGGTTCTTGGTGAGGCCGCACCGGTAACGCCGGATGGTGAGGGGCCAGAGGAATTTACCGAAGAGGTAGAGACGGTTACGGAAGCGGAGAGCGTCCCGGTTGCGCCGGTGACGGTGGACGCTAACGGATTCTATGAACGTGATTCGTGGCCGGCGTGGGCG